AACGCCGGCTAGGCGTGATTGCCTAGCCGGTAGCCCGGTGCCACGTACGCGGTTACTCTACCCAATCGAGTGCGAACACCTTGTCTTCCTCCAAGCGCACAGCACCAGCCGTGAACGTGCCGTGTATCTGCTTGATGTTGTTTTTGTCAGGCCGGTTGCTGATCGTGATGACCAAATCCTGCCATGCGCCGTACTGCATCCCGTCCGGTATCCACACGGGTGAATGCCGTACGGTGCTGCTGCCAGTGACATACGGAATGCCCTTGGCATTGTAGTCCTCGAAGGGCAAGAACTGAAAGCCCATGAAGTAATTGACTTCACCGTCCACCAAAGCCTTGACGGCAGCGTAGTCGGACGACGTGACCTGTGTCTCACTCAACAGGTCGTCAATGGCTTCGCCGTTGGTCAGGATCAGCGGCTTGATCGAGCGCATATCGAGGTTGCGCTTTTTCATGAGCTTGCGCAGACTGCGCAGCTTGGCCAGCGTGAAGCCGGTGCCGCCATCTGCTACGGTATTGGCTGCCTTGTAGGTTGCCGTGCCGCTGGCGTCCTTGCCAGTCTTGACTGACGCGAAGAACGCGTCAACGATAATGTCGTCCCGCTTCCGCTCGTGAGCCTGTCGAAACCGCTCCACGTACGGGTTGGTCGGGTCGAAGATCATCTTGAGCGTATCGAGCCGGTCGATCAGCACTGCCACGTCATATTCGCGGCCGTTGATCCAACGGCTGGTGTGCTCCAACTCGGTCAACTTGGTGTCGCTATAGGGGGTATCCCGTTCGATGAACTCGACCGGCCCGATGAACTGCACCAGCTGAACACGCTCGCCGGTGTAGCTGCCGTGCATCACGTACGGATACACAAGCCCGCCGTTGCGCGTGATAACGTTGCGGACGTTATCCGTGAACATATACACATGGGCTTCGGGAACTGAGTAGGAAGCGATTGTCTCGGCCATAGGGCCTGTCTCCGGTTTGTCAGCACGTCGCACTAGGGAGTGCTGACGAGTGAAAGTTGGAAACAGGAAGGTGTCCGAGTAGGCTTCCCGTGGTCACCTATTAAACGCGTTTGCCACAAAAGACAAGGGGGCTGAGACGCGGCGACCCTGCGCTCAGCCCCCTGCCTACCGCTTCAACGATCCCTCGCGGGGATGGACCTACCCTTGAAGATCGGCGCGATTTCCAACGCCGAAGGGCGGCGTCTTGGTCGGGTCAACGTCGTTCCGCATGAGCGCCGGATTGGTTGCCGATGCGCCGGGCGTCGGCACTGGCACTTGCTGCGTGGCCGGTGGCAACTCCGCCGCATCGTCCAGCGTTGCCTGTGCCTCTTCCGTCAGCGGCGGCATATTCGGGTCGCTGACTGTCGCGATGGCCGTTCGTGCCTTGGCGATCACGTCCTGTTCTTCCTTGGTCAACGGCACCTTCGGATCAATGTCGGGCAGTGCCAGAACCGGATTGCCGGCGTCAGCCTTGGCCGCTTCGTCAGCTGCCACGCCTGCCGCTGCATTCGTATACTGCTCGTCGGCAATCTCAGCCGATTTATTGTCTTGCGCCTGTTTACGCGCATTGGCGTTGGCCACAGCCTGATGCGCCGCCGCCACCGCATCCGCGACCGTCGTCTCTGCCGTCCCTGCCGTGGTCCCCGCTGAGCCACCCCGATCAGCGTCATACGCAGCGACAAGCTCAGCGTCGGTCGGATCGGTCGGATCAGCAAAGCTTGCCCTGTAATGCTCCGTCTTATCCGAAGACAGGTTATCCCACCAGTCATTGGCAGCATTGACCTTCGTCTTCGTACGGGTAGCGGTTTTCGTGGTCGTCACCTTCGCAGCCATTTTAGGCTCTCCTATAAGGGACTTGTGAAGTTATGTACGCACTGCTACGCCTACCGTGTTCCTGCCCCGCCCATGAGTGGGCCAGCTTTCTCGTACAGCTTACGCATACGCTCTGCCGCGTCCTTCTGACCGGGGTCCTGCTTGTTCATATACACCTTCTGGAAGGCGTCGTCAGTCGCCAGCTTGGCGATCTCGCCTTTGGCTTGCTCCGGTGACAGTGTTGACGGGTCACCGCTACCACCACCGCTTCCGCCTACGTTGCTCAATGATCCTTCTCCTGACAGTTTGCCGATGGTCGCCAGTAGTTTAACCACGGCTGGAATGCCAATGGCCTTTTCGACTGAGGCTAGGTCGGCGTCCGAAAACCCGGCCTTGTCCAATGCCTTCAAAACTTGTTGGCCACGTGCTTGGTTGGCGTCGAAGTCGCCTTTCCATTCAGTCTTGATCGCCGCCAGTGCCGTAGTGGCCTCTTGCTCGCTCTTTTGCTGAGCCTGTGCGTTGGCCTTTGCCACGAAGCTGTTCCATTCGGTCAGCATCGTGCTCTCGACTGCCTTGGGCGACAGGCCAAGTTTGAAAGCCATGTTGCTCGCAAACTCGACCATCTGCGGGTCAGCATTGTCGCCCCACTTTACCGCGTCCTTGTACCCGGCCGGGTCCTTCAACCGGCCGAGCTTGGTATAGACCGCATCCCAATCTTGTGGTGTCGCATTCTCGTCGGGGATGCGTACCATCTTGCTGTCGTCGCGCGATGCGTTGATACGCTCAAGCTCCGCGTACGACGTGGCCATGACTGCCGGGTTGGCGTATTTCTTGTTCGCTGCCAGCGTACGAGCCGGCCCTTCTGGCAAGGCTGTCTCGTACCATGGCTTGTCGCCTACAGTCCAAATCTGGCCTTCTGCCACGCCGGCCCATGGCGCAGCTGCACCGTTACCACCCGCTGCCGGGGCTGGTCCTGTTCCCGTTCCTGTCCCCGTACCTGTGCCGGGTACTCCGCCTGTCGTCATTTTCCACCTTCATTTAACAAGGTCCATAGGTCGTCAAAACTCAAACGCAAATGCTGGTCTATACGAGTGTACACCTCGAAGCGCCCAGTAAGCAAAGCGTGAACACGCTGATCGGCGTCCCATGGTACTTTGTTGCCACGACAAAACCGCTTGAGATCAGCCAATACAATAACAGCGTCACCAGCAATAGCACGATCAGAAAAGAGCCGGGCGTAAGCCTCGCGGCGTGACCGTAATACCGCCTGCGCCGCGCTCTCGTCTTGTGCCGCCTGCTTCTGTAATACCGCGTTGGCTGCCTGTACGTCATTCGGGTCCAGCGGATCAGCTAGGTCAAGGCTGTCTTCTGCCATCATGCGCCTGCGTTAGCTTTGATGTGCGCTGCCGCCACTGTTGCGGCTGCCGGCGCGGTTTCTACCAGCTGTTGGCTCTGTTGCTGTTGCGCCCTGCCCTGCCGTAGTGCTGCCACAGCTTCGGGCGTGTTCATCCATCTTGTCGGAACGCTACGGTGCTCCGCCAGTTCAGGAATGGCCACGTCGAAGTTATAGTGATCAAGTGGTGATGCATCGCCTGTAGCGGTCGCGACCTCGATAGAGGACTGAACCATGTACAGGAAACCGCTGTCCTCTTCGGCATGTAGACCCTTGGCCAACGGACTTGCGTAGACCACTTCATACTCGCCTCGCGCCTCGATTAGCTCCGGTGGCATGGGCGGCAGCAGTCCCGGCCGGTTTTCCGCTATGAGCGCCAAGTCGCGTTCGACCTCTGGCCCAAGCAAGCCTGACTGTAGCCTGCCCATGGTCGGGGCTGCCAGTGCGGCTTTCTCGGCAACCCGTTCCAGAACCTCGGTCGCCGTCATTTCCGGCGTCTCCATGAGTATCTGAAACAACGTTACCAAGAACGCGTCGTTTATGTCGCCCCGCTCGTCTGCCAGTATTTCCTTGGCCGGGTTCAGGTCGCCTGTCTGTAGGGCATGAACCATAGGCTCGCCCTGTGCGTTGACCGCGCCGTAGTTGACATACCCCGGTGTCAGCCCAAGCTGGCCGGACAGCACGCCATCGTCGCTGGCTAGAAGCGTTGGATCGGCTTTCTTCTGCGCAACGCGTAGCATACTCTTTTTCATTGCGTTGACAGAGCCCATGGCCGGGCTGGCTTGCTGTGCCGGGCTAAACCCGTACAACTCGCCCGGCTCCGTGGCTGTACGCGGGACCAAGTACGGAAAGCTCACAAACCCGTCTTCCGGCCCGATATACTCGTTATCCTCTACGCTGATGAAACAGCCAAGGAACGGGTGCCGGTTGGTCGTCAGGGTGTCCGGATCATATCGTTTGGCGTCACGCGGCATGACCACATGGACAATCTCGAAGTAGCGATGCTCGCTTGGGACTGGCTTCTGGAGTTCTTGCCGAATACGCGTTGGCAGATTGTCTGCACCAAATTCCTTGGCTGCCTGCCGGGCATTACGCCACAGCCGTGCGAACATCGTGTCAATGATGCCATCCGCATCCGCCAGCGGGAACATATCTTTCAACGGCATGGCCTTGTAGGACAGCCCGCCTACCTTGTCGGTGACTTTCTTTCCCCGCCATTTGATCCTGACCGGCGCAGTGCCATACGCGCCAAGCCCCAAATACGTCTCGTCCATGGTCTGGCTGAATAGAGCGCGCGGGTCGTAGCGCAGCTTGAACAGCGTGTCAGTCAGTGCGTCGAAGTACTCGCGCACGCCATAAATCTTGCGGAGGTACGGATCGCTTGCCGTCAGCCTCTCCCACTTATGCCCGTCTGGCGTGGCCAGCCGCCGCAAGATCGCTGCCCACTTGGGGAGAGCCCGTGCGGCTGTTGCGTCGTACGCAAAGCGTTTGACGGATGAATTGTTGGGCGTGATCGTCGGCCCTTCGGACTGCCAGCTGGAATAGTGTCGTGGCAGACAGTACGCGGAGTTCATCCGCCAATCTTGTTCGTACGGACTACGCGCTTGCTTGGCCTCATTGTACATGAGCAGCAAGTCGCGCGGGTTCGGTCGCTGACCGTCGTTGAGTGTGTAGATGCTTGGATAGCCTGCACCGTCAGCCATTAGACGCCCCCGCTACCAGCTTGAAACAGCTGTGCCGAATAGCTCTTGGTCGGGGCAGCCGCGCTACCGTGTGCGCTGATTGTCTTGAACGTGCTGCCCTGCTTACTGTGATAGAAGCGCTTGGCCCATGCTTCGTTGCCATCGTCACGTCGCAACGGTGGTCGTGGCGTCGGCTCCGGTGTGTAGTTGAAATCGCCGCCCCCGCCGCCCATCAGTCCGCCTAGGAAGCTCATGAGCGTGACCCCGCTAGTACGATTGGGCTGACAGCACTGTTGCCTGACAATGCACGTCGCTTTCTTATGTACTCTGACATGGATATGGTTGACGACGTGTTCTTGGACGCGTCCGGAGATACCACATACGTAGTGGCCGGCGTCTTCGCTCTGCTGCCGCCGCCAACCTCTGTGCCGGGTTTCTGGTCGCGGTTCGACACTTGTCATGTCTCCAACGCGTTGGTAGTTTGGGCAAATGGTACAGCAAACACGTTTTCCAAGCAATGCCCCGTCAACTGACGCGCAGCTGGCCGAATTCGCTGCCAAATTCAGGGACGACCCTCATGGGTTTGTCATGGCGGCGTACCCTTGGGGCGAACGTACCCTAGCGGACGGATCATTCAACCCGCTGCACAATCGACAAGGACCGGAGCCATGGCAGAAGCGTCTTCTGATCAAACTGGGCGACCACGTACGGGAGAACGACCAGCGGATCAGCATAGGGCTCCAACCGCTCGTATGGCGCTCAGCACGATCTTCGGGCCATGGAGTTGGCAAGTCTGCACTTGTCGCTTGGATAATCGAGTGGGTGATGGCTACGCGTGCTATGGCTCGCGGTGTTATCACTGCCAACACACAGAAACAGCTGGAGGATAAGACATGGCCAGAGCTAGCCAAGTGGCATAAAATATTCTTGTTCAAGCGCTGGTTCACATGGCAAGCCACGTCGTACAGTTCCGCGCTCGTACCGGACGAAGAGCGCAAGAATTATATGATGACAGCCATGACAGTGGGCGAGGACAACGTGGAGGCTTTTCAGGGCCTACACAATGCCACGTCAACTGTGCTTATGATATTCGACGAAGCATCCGGCATTCACCCGAAGATATGGGAAGCGGCGACCGGCGCAACGACTGACGGCGAAGTGTTCTTTCTCGTGTTCGGCAATCCGACACAGCCGGTTGGCGAGTTTGCAGATTGCTTCGACAAGCACAAGGATATGTATGACACGGAATTCGTGGATAGCCGGAATGTCAGCCACACGAACAAGACAGCGCTCGCCGACATTATCACGATATACGGAGCGGACAGCGATGAAGCACGTGTCAGAGTCTACGGGCAATTCCCTCACCAAGCATATAACGAGTTTATTGGCAAGGACCTCGCACGTACTGCCCAGTCAAGGGACTTATTCCCTGATCCCGGTGCAGCCCTTATCATGGCCGTTGACGTTGCCCGTTTCGGTGGCGACGAAATTGTTATCTCGTACAGACAAGGCCGGGACGCCAGAAGCCGCAAACGACGTGTGTTCAAAAACCTAAGTACGGTTCAACTGACCAACATCATAGTGAACGAGTACAAGCTGCACCAGCCGGATGCCATCGTGATCGAAGCACCCGGAGGCGGGGACGGCGTGATTGACCAACTACGTGAGAACCACCATTTGAAGGTGGTCGAATTCTGGCCGGGAGCCGTGGCAAGCGAGCCTGAGAAGTTCTATCGGCGACGTGACGAGATATGGTCGCTTGGGAAAGACTGGCTTGTGGACAACGGCTGCATAGACGACGATGACGAGTTCTTCATTCAGATCACAGGGCTTCAATACGGGTACGACAGGTTTGAGCAGAAGCTCAAGATGGAGAGCAAGGAACTGTACAAAAGCCGGACAGGGGAACACTCCCCGGATCGCGCCGACAGCTTCATGCTGACCTTCGCTGTGAATATCCTGAGAAGAGATAGCCAGTTACGCTGGCGTGCCAATCAGAACAAAGCTAAAATCGAATATGACGAGTTTGCCCTATGACCGTACCATATGACGTGATAGCCGACGTGCTGGCCATCCTGAACCGCATATCAGCCGGCGAAATGCCAACGGTGGCGTGCGACATGATTGGATTGTCGTATAACACGTTCTGCACATATACCACCCGGTACCCCCAACTGGCCGAACTGCGCAAAGAGGCGGAGGACCGGCTGTATGACCGTATGGCAGAGGCATTGCCGCGTATCTTCGATGACGAGCAGTTTGGGCGTCACGATCCGAAGGAAGCCGGCGTAGTTAGCTCCAACATAAAATGGCTTTTGGAACGGAAGCGTAAAGACGCGTTTGGTGCGCATTCCGTGGTCGAACATAAGATCACGGCTGACCGAGAGGTTCTTGACGCTTTACAGCGGGCGAAGGCCAGAGCCCAAGGGGAGGACTTTGGCGCAATTGTCAGCGTTGCCGAGAATGTCATTGACTTGACACTTTTGGAAACCGGAAGCTTCGGCCGGGAAGCGCCGGCCTCGCCATTGACAAACTTCGGACCTTCAATTGACAAGAACGTCATAGAAGACCCTTACGATCTTTCTTCCCTAAAATAAAAAGAAAGCCGGGGAACGGGTTCAGGGTACCCCCGGCTCTAGTTTGGTACTCCGTCAGTTGTGCGTCGTGCCACAGCCGGGTTAGGGCTGTCTCACAGTGAAACCGGCTCCTCTGAACCGGGGGAAGCGCCGGCCACGCTGCGCCCGTCATGGGCGCTCCCCATCAAACTCCCAACCCGTTCCGTCGTCAAGCCCTAAAAGGGTTCTTGACCACGTAACGACTTTGGGCCTTCTCGGCTTCTAATGCCCTAGTCTCCTATAGTCGACGGCTTTGCCACGAGACGCCAAGACCGAGTTACGCCAGCGGGTGTCATTTTACATTTTTGTACTATGGGCGTTTTAGTCCCGGCGCGGAATTTTTTGTAAAGCCTATTTACAAATATGTACTACGCGGAAATTTCTTGGTAATCGAAAGCCCTCGTAACCCCCAAGGAATTTTTTGCTAAAATCCCCCCTCCCCCCGTCAAGTGTGGCAAAACTGTCACATTACAATACTGTAGTGTGACATTTATGTACTTGAACAGTACTGTAATGTGACATTTATGTACTTGACAACCTTGTAGTGTGAGTATTACATTCCTGCTAATGGGCCATGTCAAGCAATTCTATTCCGTGACATATATGCACATGGTGACATATTTGTATGCGTACAACGCGTTGCGCGCACAAGCTTGTCAAACGCGTTGCGTGTACACGCGTGTAAACGCGTTGCAGGAATGTAATTCTACTGGCAAGTCTATCTTTACTGTTTTGTAGCATGAGCTAAGTATAGATTTACTTGCTTGTAGCACGATATTCCGGTTTACACTTGTGTAAAAGAATAAAATTTCGCGCGACGGAAAACTCGATTAGCACGCTAAATCCGTGAATAACGTTCATGTCACAAATGCCTAAAAACACGTTTTGGCTGTGATGTTCTATCAATTACCAAACTTGTAAAACACGCGCGCCATTGGGAGGTCGGATAACTCCGCTGGCTCTTGACCATGCCTTCGGAATTCCGCGCTCTAAGGTTGGTATGAGTTGCATCCCCTAGTTTGCGCGGAACCCTGTGCTTTTTGCCAATAACTACTCGCTTCGCTCCTCCTTAAAGAGCCAGTCGGGTAGTTTTTGGCAATAGGCACACAATCTGAGGCTATAGGCACAGGGAAAGACGGCTGAGAGCCAGAATAGAGCCTAGGTTTAGTTTAGAATATCGTGGTTTGCTGTACTTAAAACCGATCATCGCGGCAATGCGAATAGGCATAGTCTCGGCCAAGGGTAATTCGTTCCTTATAGGCATTACGTTTTTGAGCAAATAAGGCGAGATTGTGGCCTTTGACAAAAAAGCGTAATGGCTGAATTCTGCCATTGCGGCAAAATTGTGGTCAAGTAGCCTGTTTTTATACTCTGGACAAATGCAATTTTAGGTTAGGAACCCAGAGACTGCTAGGTGACTAAGCCGTTCATGTTCGCAGGATAAGCGATGGTCAATGCGTGACCAATCGCATTCTGTTATGATTTATCAGCCATGGCATGGTTATTGCTACGCGCGCCGTGCGTTCCCTTTCCTGTCATACGTGAAAAAACACTTGAATGCGTGGTTCAATGTGCTACATACGTGTTGCCACGTGGATTTGGCCGCGCGGCCTATTTGGAGCACATCACAATGGCAAATCACTTGAATACGCGTTGCATGTTAGTCGACGTTCAAATCAGCCAATGGACGGCGCGTAAGGTTGATAAAATCAAATCAGTCGAATTGACTGAGAACCACAAGGCGAGCGCTGCTAGTGCGCTGGTGTCGAAGAAACTCATGCAAGTTGGCTTGCTGAAAGAAATTTCGACGTTGATCACACAAGCCCGCGACTACAATAAAAAGCATACGTCCCCATGGTTACAGGATGGAACGCGTATCCTGTCGGCCGCATCGTTCATTCCGCATCGCGATGGTATGGAAGCACTTGAGGCGCAATTCCAGCCTTTGGTTGATCGTTTCATCGAAAGGTATCCTCAGTTCATTCACGATATGGGAACCGAGCACTTGGCGTTGGGCTTGCTTTGGGACCGAAACGATTATCCCTCAGTCTCAGCCATCAAGCGCAAATTCGCATGGTCAGTCCGCTATTTCTCATTGCCAGATGCGGCGGATTTTCGCGTTGATATTGGCCAGTCACAGGTGGACGCAATCCGCTCGCAAATCACTAGCTCAGTTGAGCTTGCTGCCAAGAATGCCGTTCAAGACGTTATAGAGCGCGCTCATGAAGCCGTCGCCCGCATGGTCGAAAGCCTGACCGCATTTGATCCCGCCAAGTCAGGCAAGGCACGTGGCACGTTTCGCGATACCATGGTGGAAAACATTCGTGAGCTTGTCGCAATCATGCCGGGCTTGAATTTCACCAATGATGCTCGCATTGACCAGTTAACGCGTGACCTCGCATCCCTTACCCAATTCGATGCGGAAGACTTGCGTTCAAGCGATAACATCCGCGCTGGTGTGCTCAAACAAGCAATGGACATTGCGGACAGCGTGTCGGATTTTATGGCCTAGGTCATTTAGGCCAATTGACCAGCCGTCAATTCCATACGGCTGGTCAATCGCCTAGCTGATTTGGCAGCTAGAAAACAAAGGATACGAAATCATGACTGCTGTAACACTCGCAATGGCTGCCGCCGACTTGCTGGTCAATATGCGGCTCAAAAAGCCTACCATCCTTATCGGTCCAGTTGGCGTGGGAAAGACTGACGTAGTGCGGCAATGTGCGGCCAAGCTCGCCATTGAATATGGCTCATACACTGTGATTGAAAAACGTGCGTCCGAAATGGACCCGACAGATTTGCAAGTGCCTATGCCGAACCTCGCTACTGGTAAGATTGTTTCCTATCTGCCCGACTGGCTGCCCGACGTGGCGCGCGATGGTGCCTATGGCTGTATCCTTTTTGACGAATTGTCGGATGCTCCTACTGGTGTGCAGGCTGTCCTCAATCAGATCATTCTAGACAGGCGTGTCGGTTCATATCGCTTGCCAGATGGCTGGACAGTCACAGCGACAGGAAACACACAGAAGGATAGGGCAGCTGCACAGCGATTTTCTCGCGCCACGTCCAATCGGCTCAAGATCATCGAAATCATGGTGGACGTTAAGGCGTGGATTGCATGGGCTTCGGGAGCGAACATTGCTCCCGAGATTATTGCCTATGTCCAGAATGCCGAAGTGATTGGCGTCAATACAGGCAATGATAGCCTTGGCCGCGACACGCTGCACAAATATCCTTCGGGCAATGGATCGGACGCAACGCCTTTCGTTTCGCCTAGGTCGCTGTCTGATTGCTCGCCATATCTTGGCCTGTCGCTGAACGATAACGAATTGAAACGGCATGTGAGCTATTCATGCGGCGATGATACGGCTGTCGATTTCTTGAATTTTCTGGCTACATATCGGCTGATACCAGATATCAACGCGATACTGTCGGACCCTGTGAATGCGACCGTTCACAGAGAGCCTAGCGTTAACTTCGCTTTGGTCGTGGCAATGGTCAGCCGTTTGAACGCAACTGTGCTCTCGGCTGCTGCAACATATGCGAAACGGCTTTCCCCTGCGTATCGTGTCGCATTCTGGACAAATGCCATGGCCAAGGATGCGGCCTTGGTTGGCAAGCCCGGTTTCATGGACATTGCCAATACGGCTGAATATGTCGCTTATTGCTTGGCTCAACAATCGCCAACCTAGCTCGGTCTGACTTGCTAGCTGACCAGTCGCAAGGCTGGTCAGTCACAAGTCAGATTTGGCTGACTTAATCGGAGGACTGAGAAATGATCTGGTCAAAAATCACGAATGCAGCTGACCGCATGGAGCAAGCCCGTACGAAACTATTCACACAACGCAATGCGCAATTTTGGGGAACCCTTGGCCTGTCGCTTGGCCTTGTCGATGAATGTAAACGCATTCTCCGAAATGCTGCCATGGTTGCCAGCGACAAGATTGATACGATGGCAACCGACGCAGTGTCGATTTTCTATAATGCTGATTTCGTCATGCAGCTGTCCGAAGCCGAATGCATGACAGTCATTGCACACGAAATCAGTCATTGCGCTTTGGGACACTTCAAACGACAGGGAACGCGCGAGGGTCATACGTGGAATATGGCTTGTGATTACGAATTGAACCTTGACTTACAAAAGGCCGGTTTCGTGTTTCCGACAGGCGAATTTGCTCCCTTGCTTGATACGCGTTTCGAAGGCTTATCTGCCGAACAAATTTACAGCGTGATTTCTAAAGAGAACCGACAGGATGAAAAGGCTGGTCAAGAGCCGAGACACCAGCCCGGTTCCGGCGACATGCAAACCCCATGCGGCGAAGATGGCTTGCCAATGGACGGTGAAGCACAAGCGGCCTTGCATGACGCGTGGGAACAACGCACGGCGCAAACCCTTGGCGCGGCTCGCAAGGCTGGCAAGATGGCTGGCGGAGAGGTACCTAGCAGCCTTGTTGCCATATCTAATACACTCAATACGCCAAGCCTGATTGATTGGCGGCAGCCATTGCGCGCGTTCATAGACAACCTTGGCTCACGATATGCCACGTGGTCTAAATTCAGCCGTCGCGGCAATTCGCGTGGTTTAGCATTACCCGGCCAAAAGGTAATACGTCCATCGTGCGTCGCATTCATAATCGACATATCGGGCAGCATGGACAGCGATAAGGTTGGCCAAGCTCTGATTGAGGCGCAATCGGCTTTGGACGATATGGCCTGTGATGCGATTGACATTATCTATACGGACACGCGCGTTCATGACATTGATCATTACGAAATCGGCGACCAAATCGATTTCAAGGATGCGACCAAAGGCGGAACCAATTTCGAAGCTGTCATGAACCATATTGCTGATTTGGACATGCCATATGCTGCCATCGTGTTTTTGACAGATGGTCAGACTTCCAGTTGGGGATGCGAGCCCGATTGTCCCGTCCTATGGGCTATCACTGATACACTCCCCGCGACCGAAAAGCTAAATCCTCCCTACGGTGACAAGCTTTGCCTTTACACCAGCTGATTAGAACCTAGGTCAGAAGGCTGCTAGCAAGCTCGCTAGCAGCCTTTTCGCCCATGGTCCTATGCCGTGGCCGCTCCGCCAGCCGTGGCCGCTCCGTGGCCGCTCCGCCAGCCGTGGCCGCTCCGTGGCCGCTCCGCCAGCCGTGGCCGCTCCGTGGCCGCTCCGCCAGCCGTGGCCGCTCCGTGGCCGCT